ATGATCAAGCTGACTGCCACGGTTCCAGAAGCCGGCAAATAATCCTCAGGCTCAACGAGCGGCCAGAAATGGCCGCCTTGGAGAAACACATGGAACTGACTTACAGCAATCAGCTTCAGGGCTTTGACCCGGATAAGCGCTATCGCAACCCGGAGCACTTCGATAAGCCCGAAGCCGGGGTGACCAGCGTAGTGGTAATTGGGCATTGGCCCGCCGTGGCAGGCGCCTATGAAGCGGCCGGAATCGACGTTTTGGTGAAGGAGGGGGCGCCGGTACAGGTAGTCGAGATCGCAGATAACGCGCACCTGGACAGCCTCATTGCAACCCTTCGCGCCGAGAACGATGCAGTTGTCTTGTTGGTCGACGGCCTGAAAGCGGGTGAAGTTGTGCGCCCAGGAACCGGTGAATTGGCAATCTGCTTGTTTGAGGCGTTTGCAGGCCTTCATGAGCATGTTGGTCAACTGACTAATGAGCGTGATGGTCTGGTAGCCACGGTCGAAGGGCTGCGCCAAGAGATCGAAGCGCTGAAGAAGTTCACGCCTGGCTCAGCGGGCCATGATGGCGAAGTAGACGAAATCGCAGCCCTCAAGGCCAAGCTCGACGCCGCCAACGTGCAATACCGCGCCAATGCCTCAAAAGACGCGCTGGAAAAGCTCGTTGCTGACCTGCCCAAGGCGTAATAATACGGGCTGTCGGAATTTCCGACTCTCGACCTTTCACCCCATTCCAGTGAGCTGATTCATGACGCTAATCATTGAGGACGGCAGCGGCAAGCCTGACGCCGAAAGCTATGCAACGGCTGAAGATCTGGCCATGTACGCGACCAAGTTCGGCGTGGTCATCCCTGCGGGCGTAGCGGTACAGGAGGCACTGCTGCGCCGGGCTGCCTTGGCGATGGATGGCATGACGTGGAAAGGGCGCAAGACCAGCACTGAGCAGGCGCTGTCCTGGCCGCGCCGGGAAATCTATTTGGACGGCGAGAACAAGCCGCACAACTACCTCCCGGCGCGTATCCAGTATGGCCAGATGGCCTTGGCTGCTGAGATTCATCAGGACGATATCGACCCTGTGGAGAAACGCAAAGGCGCAGTGGTCCGGGAGCGGGTTGAGGGGGCGGTTGATCGTGAATACGCGGTGATTCCTTCCGCCAGCAACCGACTGCTACCCGCGGCGCCGGATCGGCCGAGTGCAACGCAGTTTGCTGACTATCTTCAACGACGCGGATTATTTTCAATCCGTGCATAGCTAATACGGGGCAATCATGGCCGCTTTCTACGACGAAATGGCCGTGATGGCTCTGGATATGCTCACAGAGTTTGGCCAGCCCATCCTGCTGCGAGAGATGACCGCTGGTGAGTACGACCCGGAAACGGGTCAGGCGGGCCCAGAGCAGTCAAGCGAGCAACTCGCGGAAGGCATGGTTCTGGAGTTCACCGGCCTTGAATTTCAGCGAAACACGCTGCTCGAGCAGGGCGACAAGAAAATCAAAATTGCCGCTCGGGACGTTCTGCCTCCGACGCTTTCCACGGTTGTCGTCACCGATATCGCGGTATCCAACATCTACGACTACTTCTTCCTGCCGCTTTCGGTCTGGTCCGTCATCAACGTGAAAGAGACGAACCCCGCTGGCGCGCCGCTGATTTATGAACTTCAAGGGAGGCGCTGATGAGCGTTCCGATTATCACTGCCTTGCCGGTACCGCCTGCCCGAACAGAAGCGCCGCGAGACTTCACGCCCAAGATGGACCTGTTTGTGACCGCGCTTCCGACTTTCGGAGCAGAAGCAAACGATCTGGCGGCCTTCATGGATGAGCGTGCATCATCCGTTGAGACCATCGCTACAGAGTCAGGCGAGAACGCCGCATTGGCTCAGCAGGCTGCTGATGCGGCTGAGCAGAGCAAGGACAAGGCGGGCGCCAGTCAAAAGGCTGCGGCGGCGTCTGAGCTGGCAGCGGCGGGGCACGAACAGGGCGCGCTCGAAAGTCGTCAAGCTTCGGAGCGAAGCGCAACCGCGGCGGCCCAAGATCGCAAGACAGCGCAGCAATCGGCCTCCAGTGCTGCTGACAGTGCAGGCCAGGCCTCGCGGAGCGAATCGGAGGCCGGGGCCTCGGCCAAAGCATCCAGCGATAGCCAGCAAGCCGCCGCTAAATCGGCAGGAACAGCTCAAACCAAAGCCAGCGAAGCTGCACAGTCTGCGGAAAATGCTGGCACTCACGCACAGTCTGCCAAGTCCAGCGCTGATGCGGCTGTCGCGAGCGAATCGGGTGCATCTGACTCAGCCAAGCAATCCAAGTCTTCGGCCACTACCTCGGCGGATTCAGCAGCAAAAGCCGCGCAGTCAGAATCCGCTGCGCAATCCAGCAAGGTCGATGCTGCAAAGTCGGCCGGTGCCGCTTCCACCTCCGCAGCTGATGCGGCGGGCTCGGCAGTCACCGCCGAAACCTACGCCGAACTGTCGGGCGCAAAGGTGTACACCAACAAGGCGCTGGCTGATGCTGACCTTGCTTTGCTGGTTGATGGCCAGCCCGTCCGTATTGTGGCTGACGAGAACTTTGCAGGGCGTTCAGCCTGGTACGTCATGCGGCTGGACGCCGGTGCGAGCCTTTCACTGGACTTTGCGGGCAACACTTACGGCGTAGGTGCGCTGGTGTTGATCAAGGTCCAGCCAGTACAGGCGGAAATAGTCGCCGTACCCGCAAATGCTACAGCGCCCGGCAAGCCCGGGAATATTGCTGTGGATGCCAATTATCTCTATGTCGCCACGGGCGCAAATCAATGGAAGCGCGCTGCGCTTGTGGAGTGGTAAACAATGGCCTTGGTGCAGAAACAGTTTGGTGACTTGATCACTTTCACGCGCTCGTCTGCCGGTGGACGTTTTAATGAGCGCGGCATATACGAGATGGTACCCGCCAACCAACCCCGTTTTAACTACGACCCCGCGACCCTCCAGCCGCTGGGCATCCTCAGCGAAGAGTCACGGACCAACCTGATTACCAGTTCTAACGAGATCGGTGCAGTAGGTTGGGCTACTAGCGCTTCATCGAAAATCGACAAGGGGGTTATCTCCTCACCCGATGGCCTAACAAACGGGGCCAGGCTCTCAGGGACTGGGGAGTTTTATATCTATCGAGTTGTGGATATTTCAGCGAGCCGACCCACCTTTACTATCTCGGTTTACGCCAAACAAGTAAAACCCGGTGACGCCATCCGTTTGAGACTTTTCGAGGGAGGGGGTGCCCAGCCCAGCGCAAGTCAAACTTCTCCAAACATCGTCCTAACGGACAAGTGGACCCGCTACGAGTTCACCGCCACTGTCCAGCAACCAGACCGTACTTCCGTGCAACTTATCCTGCTGGGTAATACCACCGGGTCGGGTTCTGAAGCTTATTTCTGGGGTGCCCAGATGGAGATTGGAGCCTCCGCAACTAGTCTTATCACCACCCAATCCAGCCAAGTTACACGGACTGCCGACGTTGTGGCGATTAGCCAGTTGAGTCCGTGGTACAACCCGGCAGGCGGGACGCTGTTCGTTGACTACACCCCCGGCCAGATTGGTATTGGCTCCACCAACGCGGGGGCGTATCTGTGTTCGGCTAATCCGTCCGAGAACGTAATCGTTTTAAGGGACGGACCAGTTAAAGGGACCATCTACGGACTGATGGCCATGTCCGCCCAAGAGGTTGTGTCCTCAATTATTGGTGCCCGACTGGGTGCGGGTGTCCCCCTGAAAATGGCCTACTCGTATTCGGCAGAATCTGCGGCGTTATCTGTTAACGGTGCGGTACCCGTTAAGGGTGTTACCGGAAAGATCGCCGCTCCCACGCGCATGTTTATCGGGGGCGCCCCCAATACTCAACAACTGAGTAACGGGCACGTTCGTGCGGTTCGTTACTACCCGTTCAAGTTAACCGACGCGGAATTACAGGCGCTTACCAAATGATCGAATATGACGAGATTGGCCGTATCGCAGACCAACTGGGGGAATACGACGAGGATGGTGTCGAGACTAAGCCGCCAACTTTCCTCTCGGGCTGGTTTGTTAATGCCACCGAACTGGACCCGGTAATGGCCGAGTTTCAGATTTCCCCCTCAAATCCGGTGCGAGTCTTTTCCGGCGCTCCGACCGTGTACTTGCGGTTTGAAGATGAAGCGCAGTGGGCTGGTATTCGGGACGGCCTGTTGCAGGACTGATCAACTCAGGAGTCAACATGTCCAAGTACTCTGGGCTTAACGGAAGTTTTGCCGAGAGTATTCGGCAGTTCGCTGAAAAGGCTGAGCACGCGATAGATGCCACCTTCCGCGAGATTGTGATTGAGATCGGGAGCAGCGTTATCCGCATGTCTCCGGTGGGCAATCCAGAAATCTGGGCGGCCAACGTGGCCTATCGGACCGCAAACAAAGCCTCTGCCGACGCCTACGACTTCAAAGTTGCTGTACGCAATACCGTCATCAACCTGACAGATAGCAACTTCACGAAGTCCGGCAGGCTCAAGCGCGGCGTGAGGTACGCCAAGCCCCTGACCAAAACCGAACGCGACCAGAACTTCAATGTGAATGGCTTGGTTGCTGGCAAGGATTACGTAGGCGGGCGGTTCCGGGGTAACTGGCAGTTCTCGATCGATAGCCCGGCTGATGGTGAGCTTGATGCTGTAGACCCAAGCGGAAACTCAGCGGTTGCCGCTCTAAGGGCTCAAGTCAGCGGCCTGACCATAGGCCAGACGGCGTACATCGTAAACAACCTGCCGTACGC